GGCGATCCATGCGACCAAGCGTTTGGCGGTGTGGGCTGGCATGGGGCTCGGGAAGAGTGTAAGCACTGCCACGGCGCTTGAAGATCTGTCGCTTACCGAGGATGTCTACCCAGTGCTTATCGTTGCGCCGCTTCGGGTAGCACGCACCACCTGGCCGCAGGAGTACCGGAAGTGGAGCCACTTGAAGCATCGCAACGTCGTGACGATCTGCGGCACGGCCAAAGAACGCCAAGCGGCACTGCGCACTAAGGCGGATATCTACACGGTAAACTTCGAACAGCTTGAATGGCTGGTCGAGCAGTTAGGCGACAACTGGCCGTTCCGCACAGTGGTAGTTGACGAAGCGACCAAGCTCAAGGGCTTCCGGCTGCGCCAGGGTACGCGCCGTGCTAAAGCCCTTGCCCGTGTTGCTCATACCAAGATCAAGCGAATCATTCTACTGACGGGTACGCCGAGCCCTAACGGCCTTCAAGACCTTTGGGGGCAGATGTGGTTCGTGGATAAGGGCGATCGTCTCGGACGTACCTACGACGCCTTCAAGCAACGCTGGTTCAGGGCTTCGCATACTGGGTTTGGCGTCGAAGCGACCGAGCAGGCGCAAGAGCAGATCCAGAAAGCTTTGGGCGACGTGTGTATAACGATCGACGCTGCAGATTGGTTCGACCTCAAAGAGCCGATCGTGAACGTTATCCGCGTAGAGCTGCCGCCGGCCGCGCGCGTCCTGTACAAGAACATGGAAAAGCAGATGTTCATGGACCTTGAAGGGTCGCAGGTTGAGGCGCTAAACGCGGCTGCGAAGACGCAGAAGTGTTTGCAGATTGCCAGTGGGGCAGCGTACGTAGAGGGCGGCCCGGCGTGGAAAAAGATCCATGACGAAAAGCTAAACGCACTCGAGGAGATTCTAGAGGAAGCAGCCGGTATGCCTGTGCTGGTGGCTTATCACTTCAAGAGCGATTTGGAAAGGCTATTGGCGCGGTTCCCGCAAGGTCGCCACCTGGACAAGAAGCCGGAAACGATCGATGCGTGGAACCGCGGTGAGATCCCGATCATGTTTGCCCACCCGGCCAGTGCCGGGCACGGCCTGAACCTGCAAGACGGCGGCAACATTCTGGTGTTCTTCAGCGTCAATTGGAACCTGGAAGAGCACCAACAAATCATCGAGCGTAACGGTCCGGTGCGCCAGTTGCAGGCCGGCCACAACCGTCCGGTGTTCCACCACTTTATCCTGGCAGCAGACACCGTGGACGAACTGGTGCTAGAGCGCCTGCAAACCAAACGTGAGATCCAAGACATTCTGTTACGCGCGATGCGTGATAACGGGTTCAACCCAATAGAGGATGCAGCATGAATATCGGAAGCACTGTACTGATCACTTGCGACAACTGGTTCTTCGCGCCCGACGGCCAAAGCTATCGTGCGGTATGGGGAACTGTGAAAGCGGTTCGCACTGATAGCGAAGTTCTCGGCCTGAAGACCAACGCCCGTTCGACTAACTGGTACATCGAGATCGGCAACATGATCTTGGCGGGCTGCCAAATTCACTACGCTTTCGAGTGTGGCGAACCGCATTTCGGGAAGTGCAAAGACGACGAAGGTAAGGAAATTCCTTCCCGGATCTACAACTCCAACGGGGACGCAGCATGAGCGCTAAACAACCGACACCGATGCCTGAAGGGGTAATCCGTCCGCCGGCACCAGCAGCGCCGCCTAAAAGCGCCTTGGACGTGCAGATCGGCGGCGGCCACTACAAAGACATGGCAATCCAGCCGATGGAATACTCCATGAAGAATGGCTTGGACGCGTGCCAGCACACCGCGATCAAGTACATCAGCCGGTTCCGTGACAAGGGCGGCATTGAGGACTTGAAGAAGGCGAAGCACGTCATCGACATGCTGATCGAGTTCGAAGAGGCAAAAACCAAATGACCAATTTCTTCGGCGCTCGCATGGTGCGGGCCGCGAAAAGGAGTGAAGCGGAATGAGTAAGCCAAAACACTATAAGCGTGGTAAAGGTCATCGTATCGGGTACGGCCTTTGGACTTCTGATCTGAAAGCTACGAAGGGCGACGCTAAATATCATCTTCACTTGGCCGCAGAGATATGCGACGCGAACCATGGCCCGGCACACCTTGCGAAGCTTAAGCGTTATTTGGAGCGGACTAAATGAAAATCCTAGCCATGCTCTACATGCTAACTGCAAACGGCCCGGTGCCAGTGGCCGCGTACTTCACGCAGGACGCCCAGGTTATCTGCCAGGCGACAGCCGCTGCGCAAAATGCAACTGAGGAAGAGGAGTATTACTGTGAATAATCGTGAGTTGCTCGAACTAGCGGCGAAGGGTGCGCGCCTATACGTTTGCACCGACCTTGAGTACCTAGGCTTAAAAGTGTGGGGTGACGAGCTTTGGGTAAAGGAAGATAAATATGGCAACTACAAGCAGTGGAATCCAATACTAGACGACGGAGACGCTTTTCGGCTCATGATCAAGTTGCGTATCCAGATTGAATACGTCGACGAAATGGATAGTGTTATGTGCTCTCTTCCCGGATCTATGGGCGCCACTTCCGTAGCGGCCATCGGCGACGTAGAACTGCGTTACGCGATCGTCCAAGCTGCCGCACAGCTCGGCGCTACTCTTTAGCTGACCTCTTCCTCAATTCCGACCGGCAGAACTGCAACTCGGCGAACTGCCGGTCGAGTCCTCGCTTCAATTCGAAATAATCCGATCTAACAGAGGCGTCAAGTTCTGCGGTTCCGCTTCCAGTTCCGCCGGAAACGGTTCCATCGGCGCGCACTGCTGGGGGACAGGTTGCTTTGATCCGCAGCCGCTTAGAACCATCAGCAACAGCCCGCTCAAGAGCACTCGTCTCATTCTCTTTACCCGCCTTGTACTCGATGAAAGTTTGCCGGATGGCTTCTGTCTGTGCGCGTGCCGCGATTAGCTGTTGGTTCACTGCGTCCACGTTCGCGCTTATCGCCGTAGCAGTCGCCAGCTCGGCGGCCTGTACGTCGTTGTCCCAGCGCAACCCCTGGACGTACCACGCGCCGCCAGCCCCTACGAGAAGCGCCAGCGCGTAGCCGTAAGCGGAGTTCACTTCAGCACCGCCAACGCGAACTTGTATCGCGCTTTGCGATCCTCAAGGCCGTTCGTGCCACCGTTGATAGCTTTGGTGATATCGGTAAACCGATCCTGATCCGCCAGCGCATTCAGGTTGCGTGTCGTCCAGTACCAGACAGCGGACTTCGCAGCCCAATCCGGTACTTCCAGCAGATCCGGTTTACGCAGCAGGCGATCATCGCCGAACAATGCTTGGCTCGCTTTCAGGTAGTTCGCGCGGCCGGTTACCTGAATCAGCCCGCGGCCCGCAAACCGCGCTCCGTCACCCGGTTCGGTATTCCCAAGATCCTTACGTCCGTCGTACTTCGCGAAGTAGCTAGGGCCGCCCAGTTCCTTCGAATAGACCAGTGAGCCGGACTCGTGGCCGATCTGCGCCAAGAAGGCCGCGATACGCAATCTGGTATTGATCTGCCCGCCGGCCATCGCTGCGGTAAGTGCGTCTGCCCACTTCTGAGCGCGGGCCAAAGGAATATTCATTACTTCGGATAGCTGAGCTGGTGTCATAGCAGGAATCTCGTTGTCATAGGAGGGATCATCTTCGCGACGTTTCCTTTAGCCTTGATCAGCAACCCGAGGACACAGCCGAAGGCCAGGATCAGCAACGCGTGTACCATTGCCGGCCCAGGTTTAACAATGTTGAAAAGGATGAGGGTGAACAGGCCGACGTTCGCTGCGGCCAGGCCGACGGCGAGCATTGAGACGCCCCAGCGTTGTCTAGAACTGTGGTCGCGGTAGACCCACAGTATTAGAAAAGTGGCAAAGTGGATCACGCACTCTACCCAAAGCAGAATAACGTTAAGCTCCATCATTGCCACCCCGGCTTTTGAAAAATGGAATCAGTCCGATAATGGTCTTTATCCACTCTGGCACTGGGCCATCTTTCTCTACCATATAACCAAGTGCTGTAAACACTACGGCGATTAGCGCGGCGACGGCGCCAGCAACGAATAGGGCACGTTCGTCGAAAGGAGGACCGCCACCGTACCAGTAGACCCCACCGCCGTAACCCATACCGTATGAGAACACGGAGAGCAGAAAGCGTTCCCGTAGCGTGGTGGCTTTCGGCGCAGCGAGGAAGAAACAACAACCGATGGCGGCGCCCGCTGCGGCGTACCCATTCACGCCTGCCAGCAGAGCGCAGACCCAAAGGTATGCGTAAAGTTCACATTGCTCCCGCATATCCCACCCCTAATGTGTTTCGGGGATGATACCACGCGTAATCAGGATGGCGGCAACGCGTCGTCGCTCAGGTACATCCTCGGGTCATAGTTCACTGCTTTAACGCTACAGGTCCGCGTTCCGCTCGGTGACACGTCCGTGATAAGCGCAGGAAACGCCCATGTAGATTCATGTCCGAACTGGATGATCGGCGGCGTATCGATGTTGCCCGACAAGTCTGGTACGAAGTCCAGGGTTGGAATCGTGAACGTATAATCGTCAACGCGCGTCGCATCGTAAGGTCCCGATGCCGAGCCATCTAAACGGCGCACCACGACTTTGTAGACGCCGGGTACGGACCAGTCGAGTGGCTGTGACGACTCCAGCGTGACCGGCGGACCCGCAGTGTAACCGACGACTTCCGCACTCTGCCCATATCCTGGCGTCGCAACGCCGAGCGCCACGTAGTCGAAGTAAGCGCTGTTCAACGCGTCCAGTTCCGTACGGAAACTGTACTGCCGCTGGCGGTACAACTGGCCGCGTCGACGGCGCATACCCCATTGCCACGCTTTTGTGCGGTTACCGACGCCTTCAAGTTTCAGCTTCTCGACACGCTCCCCGGCGTCACCGTCCAGGCGACACTCGACCGTCTCATTCTGCTTCGTAACGTGGTCGTAATATTCAACGTCCACGCCGTCGAAGTCGTCCGGCTGATCCGGCATGGTGAACTCATAAGACAATGGCTCGAGCATTACATGTGGGTTGTAAACGTGGTCGAACGATGGCCCGCGGGGCTCGTCTCGCACTGGCACCATTAGGCCGCGATCAATGGTCAGTTCCGAGAAGCCTACGGTCAACGCGTCCAGGAGGTTCGACTTCACCGTCTTCGACTCCATGACGATTCGATCGTACGTGTCTCCGCGCGGCGTCCAGCGAGTCGACTCAAGCCGATCCAGTTCAACCAGGTCGATATCAGCGGTGTCCGAGTACCCGACGTTACGGATGATGTGCCCGACCGCTGCGGAGATCTCCCGAGTCGGTTCGGGGTCTTGCCATACGCCGCCACGGAGCACAGGAAGAATCCGGGTGCAGGCCAGGTTGACCAAGCTTTCGCTTTGCGACGAAATGCGGTCACCACCACGGATGTCGCAGGTCATCACCGTCATACCGGGATAGCTGGGAGGAGAGGATGTTTGAATTAAGCCCTTAAGCCGTAGCCACATCGTAACGTCATGGATCTCCTCGGGGCGCAGACTGCCTTGCGGAATGTTCAGTTTCTTCATCCTGCACTCTGGGCGCATCGAGTACGGCAACTCTACCCGATGGGACTTACCGATGGCGTCAAGCGAGTTGTTAACCGTGAAGAACGTCGCGGCCGTCCATGCGCCGCCGATCGCCATGTCGCGGTACTCGAAAGAGTAGTTCGCCTGGATGAAGATGTACTCGCCTTGCGAACCGAGGCCAACGATGCCGCTCGGGAAGAACATGTCGAACTCGATATCGGTAACGACTTCGCCTTCAGGGCACGCGGGGAACGGCCCCCGGTAACCCCCCTGCAGATTAGAACTGTCGAGACGGACTTGTGCTACGTTGGACGAAAGGCTATCCCACCCAGGCCAGTCGTCGTCATCCGCACCACCGGCGGTAAGCCGCTTAACTTGAAGCGCTTGAGCCGCGTAGCTAAGGATGCGGAACCGGAAGCCGCGGTAAGACATGCCCATCACGACAGGGCCGATAACCAGGCCTACGCCGGGCGCGCCGCCTTCATAGTCCAGTTCCAACGTCGTTGCCGTCACATCGCTTACGACGTAAAACCCTTCGTTGTCCCCGATGATCTGGATCTCATCACCTATGACGAAGTTGAACTGGGCGATAGGCCCGTTGATTACATCGCGGCCCCCCGTACCGGTGCCATCGTCGATGGTGAAGTTGTAAGGCGCTACTGGGTTGATTAGCGTTCCTGCTACCCAGTCAGCAGGGAACGTGCCGGCGCCTACTGGGATACCTACCACGTCGCCGTTAAACGTGAAGACAGACGCTGAGGCCGATGCTGTCAAGGTAGTTTCTACCGTCAGCTCCAATCCGGCAGCCCCGGTGTTACTGGCCCCCACTTCAGGCGCCGTGTACCAGAAAAAGTGCGCCGGTTCAGACGATATGTCCGCACCCGGCGCGTGGATAGTAAAGGAAGCATCTGCGCCCAGGGATAGAAGCGGCGTCTGCCCGGTTTTAATGTCTTCCAAGTCGATTTGATACGAACCCTGGCCGACGCCCAGGCACATCTCGGTGCGTGGCTCTCGGAGATCCGCGAAGTACGCCCGTGGGGGAATCAAGTAATCCGGGAAGCGCTGCGGGTTGTAGCCGAACAGCTCCGGGCGCACGTCGTTAATCTTGACCTTGTTGCCCTTACTGCTCCCCTGATCTAGCGGGTTGCCGCCAGAAGAACGCGAACCGCTAATACCGGGAATTTTCGGGGTGAGCAGTGACACTGCGGCGATAGCGCCAAAGATCAGCGCGAAGGTAATCGTGAAGGGGTCGGTGCCCTTCGGCTCCCGGTAGATCTCGACTTTATCTTCGGCAGATATCCGCGCTGTCTTCCACTGGCGCGGCAAAAGGCGTTCGCCGTTCACATAGAGGCTGATCGCCAGCTTACCCAAATCCGTATCGCGGGAAATACCATGGCGGTACAGCCACTCGACCATCGTCTGCGGCTTACGGATCTTGTAGGTCTCTTTGCCTTCATCCGACAAGCGACTGGCGTAAATCTCGATCATGGTTTGTCCCGGTGAAAAGTAACCGTTGAGTGGTCCCGCAGCCAGCGGTGCAGCGGAAGGCAGCGAGGCCCCCTGGTCGGATTGATCTCCAGAATTCGCATACCGTCCGGCGACTCTACCACTAGTGCAACGTGAGTGCAGATGCGGCCGATCATTACAGAAGCGATCGCGCCCGGTTCAGGTTCGCACAACTCCATTTGAGAAGACTCGGCTTCGTAGGCCCTAGTGAACTCTCTCGGATCGGTGTTGCGCAAGCTGCCATATTCGGCCAGTAGGCGCTCACCTAGTTCCGCATGGCGGACGTGCCGAACGAGGCCCCAACAATCGTACCGGTCAGGCCCCCGGGCACCGTCTTCATAGACGCATGAAAGGTACTTATTAACGAAGTCCATCACAGATACCTGAGTGCCGGTGCGAAAGTCGTAGTGTACAACGCGCGCGGCCAAGCGACACCGATCATGTTGTAGTACCCGGTTTGTAACTGCGCTTCCTGCCCCTGGATGGAACCGGACAGCAACGTCAGGAAGTAAGGCCGTTCCGCCGGGGCAGATAGGTTTGTGTTCAGGTACGTCCGGTAAACGGCGGTGACCCTGGCGTTCGCGGAGATGGCGGCGTCGATAAGGCGTGACGCTTCGCCGGTCGTATTGTCTACCGCGAAGGCCAGGGTTTGGTTCCCCTTGTTGTTCTTAGCGGCCAGGGCGATGTCGATGTTCGCGCCGATGAAAGTAACGGTGCGCGCGTCTTCAGTGACCGCCGTTACGTCCTCGAAACCGTTGCAGATAAACACCGGTTCGGCCCATGCGTCGCAGTTGAGTTCAAGCGTCCTGATGATCGCATCAAGACGCCCGTTTGCCCCTGCGTTTACTTCAGCAAGGATTTGGCTCATCAGATGATCATATCCAACGGGGTCATGATTACTCGACAGCTCAGAAGGTTTCTGTTCGTCGTCCCGTTATGCTTGATGTTGAGCTGCCAGTAGGAATCGGGCACCCCGTAAACATCTGCGGTGAAGTGGATGCTGTCACCGAACGGGTTCGCTTTTCCGTCATAACCGTAAATGGCGCTTACGCCTTTCCAGCGGGTGCCGCCCGAGTCCTGAAGCTGGACGGTGATCGCCTTGGCAAGACTGTCCCCGGCATCGAGCACCGCTTCGACTTCGATCCGCATCTTGGAACAGCCGTTCGGCATGATCAGACGGCTCGGCGTGGCAGCCACGAAGGCGCCCAGTACCGCGTCGTATTCCGGCGTGGTGCCGAAGGAAATGATGTTGTTTGCCGACCCGTTAACCATAGCGGGCGTACCGATCGTGGCGATCCGGGTGTTCCGGCCACGGATGAGGTATTTGTACATTTCATTTGGCAGCATCGGACGCGTAGGCGAGAACGCCCGGACGTTGGTGATGATGTCGCTGATGTCGTACTTGAAGTACTCCGTGGCGGACCGGCCGGTAGCCGTTTCGAAGGCTGCGTAGTACGCCGGCAGGTCCAGCGAAGATAGGTTGCGGACGATAGGGCTGCTGACCGTCCCGCTGAACCCACCGATGTTCATTCGCTGCGGCGCTTGACCCTGAAGGCCGACGATGCAGGCCGTGGTATCGGCGTCTGGACCGCAGAAAACCAAGCCGCCGCGGATAGTGATTTCGGTCGTGTTCCATGGTAGCGCGGTATCCAGCACGGCCAGGTGGTCTACGATTCGCATCCCTGCGAATTCACCGCCGTAACGGACGTCATGCGAGATAAAGGAACCCCAGTTGTCGACCCATCGAATGTTAGCGGGGCGATCTACGCCGAAGGTGCCGACATCCGGGATAAAGAATCCGCGGTTGAAGAACAGACGAGTTTGTGCATCCAGGTCCGTAGCCGAAGCGCCCTTATTGTTGAATTGCGCGGTACTGGCGGTCAGGTTCGTTACGCTCGGCTGCACCCAAGGATCATTGACGACCATAGAGTCGCAGCAGTTGTCCATAATCTTGTTATTCGATACCCAGCGACAGTGGTTGAATACAGCATTACAGGACATGTGGGTGAACGTGCCGCCAGTGGCAAACGTCTTGATCGAGTAGCTGCGCGACAGGAAGAACTGGCAGTAGTCGACCTTGATCATTGAGGAGTTGATGTTGGCGTTAGAGAACACCAGGTGGTGCCGGCCGCCGACAAACTGAACGCCGGTCATCTCGAACTGGTACTGATCGACCACGAAGCCGTCAGTATCGTTGTCGATTTCTTTGATGATCGCGTTGTCGCCGACGATTTTGGTATAAGGCCCCCACGGAATCGCGCCGTTCTTTAGGTAAGTGCCCGGCGGGATGTACGCCGTCGGGAAGGTGCCGGTATAAGACGAAGTCAGCGGACCGGAAGTGGTCGGTCCCGACTGGCGTACTGAGTCCAGGTAGGCCGCAAAGGCGATCAGGCCGGCGGTGTCATCCGCGATGCCGTCACCCACACAGTTAAACGGGGCGTCCTTGCAGCTGACGTGTTCGCCCAGTTTATCGAACAGCGTCCGATTGCCGAACCCGATGATAGTGGTGCCGTTGGAAGCCGCCAGGGCAGCACGCAACGAAGCGTCGCCGGTCGACACGAACTTCGGCTGATCGATTACCCAGTTGTTAACGGTCGTGTACGGCAACGCCAGGGCGGGCCCAGGGCGCCAGTATTCACCATCCTTCGACATGATCTGGTTAGGGCGCGTAAAGGTCAGCTCGCCTACATCGTCGTAGTCACCGATGAACTCGTACCCGCTCGCCAATAGGAAGTTTTCGAAGTCCAGTTCGATACCAGCCCACGACTTACGGACGTTGCCGAATCGGTCAACCCAGGTAACGGGTGTGCCGTTTACCGCGTCGTCCAGGTTGGAGGCGTTGTTGTACAACACCTTGACTTCGGTCGACCCGAGCGGGAACTGTGTGGTTGGGTACGTGTTCGCCATTACGCGGCCCCTTCAGTGAATCGGCTTTTCAGCAGAGCATGACATTCCTTCAGGAAGTCGATTTCCTCCTGCGGCAATGCAGGCATCGGCGGTTCCATCACGGCCAGGTGGGCGTTAACGGCGTCCATCTGCTGCTGCACATCGCCAGTAAGCTCGACGGCAGTGCGGTGCCACTGACAAGAAAGCTCCGCATCGTCCTCGACCATCAGTAGGCCGAGGCGGATCTGGAGCAGGCCCGAGCGGTGCAGTTCGGGTTGGTCCAATACTGTTTTTCTGTAAATCATTGGTAGCCCCTTATGCGGACGGGAAGTGACCAGTTAGGAAAATGCTTTTCTGCACGCCGCTCGCAGCATTAGCCTGCGTTAGCGACGCCGCAGTGCCTGCAGCAACGTTCATCACTTCAAGCAAAATGTTGGACGAACTTACCATCGCAACGATCTGCGGGGTAGCGACAGCCGATACTACGCCTGTCCATCGCGAGAGGGCGACCGCGGGTATACCGCTAGCGGGCGCGAGTGGCAGACCGCTAATGCGAAGCGAACCTGTCGCTGTCGTGAAAGTAAACGTCGAAGTAGTGACGGTTGCGTCGAACATGTACGCACGCCCGATCTTCGTGTAGCGGCCACTTTGGGTGCTGTAAACAACACTGAGATCCCCCGGTGTGGCGAAACTAATCGTCGGTGTCCAGGTCCCTTCCTCGTAATCGTCCAGGGTGTTGGGGTCCGCCGAAGGGATTTGCGTAGCAGGGAACGCTGCCTGCCCTCCGGTAAGACTCAGCAGGCCGGATATCGTCGGTGTGACCAGTGCCAGTGCGTCAGGTAGAGTCAACGTCGGGTTCCCGGAAACGCCGTCACCGTTAGATACGGTGACCTTGTTGGTCGTGCCGGTAAGCGTTCGAGCGGCAGCAGTGCCTGCGCCCGTGCGAGCCAACAGGCCTGCGGTGCCGATCCCCGCCAGGGCGGCTAGATCGGTATCATAAGCTTGGACATCTGTGCCGATCGTAACGCCAAGCGCGGTGCGCGCATTCGCTGGCGTGGAGGACGCGAGAAAGGTACGGATAAACGTTTGCCATGCGCTGAGAATCGCCGTGCGAAGCTGGGCGCGGGTTTGCTTACGGCTCTGGACGGCTTGAACGACTAGATAGAGATCGTCCTCTGTGCCTGCGCCGGCAACTGGCTGCTCTGTTAGTTTTCCAGCCATTAGGAGTTCTCCAGATAAAAAGGTGAGCCGTCTTCGAGAAGCATTGGCGTCCCGTCCTCAAGCAGCATTTGAACAACGGAGCCCTGATCGAACAAAGGCCATTCGCGGTTCATGGCGTAATCGAAAATTTCCGGGTTCAATACAAACGATGGTAGCAATTCGGCCCACCCTGGCGGCAATAATGGTCGGTTACGCAATTCGCACGTAGTTCGGTAGCGCCAAAGGAATTTCCCGGTCAGCTCACCACCCACGGGCACTTCGGTAAACCGGATCTCATGTTCGTTATACCCCATCGGGCTCAGCAGCGTCATCGTGAACCAGCCGGCGCCTACAACCTGCGCGGCCCACGCTTCAAACAACATGGCCTGAGGCCCGGTCATGATCCAGCTAAGCGACACCATGGCCGGAGCGTTCGGGAACTCTATGCGCTGGCGAGCACGACCGCTATCCATCGGCGTACGCCGGATATTATTGACCGGCGTGAACCCGTAGTTCTCCCGCAGCGGGCAGGGCAGCCCTTCCGGGTAGACTGGAATCGCCATTAACGCCCCACGCCTTGCAAGCCGGTTTTGCGGTTCAATGCTTCCATCACATCGTCATCCGAATAGAGTTTGGCGATCCACAGGTCGATAAATTTCTGACCGTCCTCTTCGCGCGTCTCTTGCTGCCCGGCGCGCGATGCATCTTCGATCAAGTTTACCGTAGTGTTGCCCGTCCCGGTTGGGGTTTTCATATCGTTTAGCGTTTTGTCCAGCTTAGCGCTGGTCTGCGCCGTGGTCACGCGTTCGCCTTTCTGAAGCAGCCAAGTGCCGGTCTCCGGCACGGAATCTATACCGTCGTGCGCCATACCAGCGAGAGCCGCGGTAGAGACACCGGCCACTAGAGGAGCTGCGAAGGCGGCGGCGCTGGCCGCTGCTGCCGGGGCTAGGAGAGGGCCAACGATAGGGATAGCCGCCGTCGAGGCGAACGCCGCCAGGGAAGCCTGGAACGCTGTCGCTTGGGCGTTTGCTACGAGTGTCACCGCTGCACTGGCCTGAGCTGCCTGCCCTGTGAGGAGAACGACGCCTTGGTACACAACCCACTGCGCGGCCATCTTCACAAGTGCGCCAACAATCTCTTTAACCAGGGTTGCACCGAGATCCGCGAACGCGTCGCCTACCGACTTAGTGCCGTCGAGGATCGACATGAATGTGTCAGCGAGGCCGTCGGAAAGCGTGTCCAAAGACCCGGTAACAAACTCGGCCGCTTGCGCGCTGTAGTTGGTTGCTTCCTCAGCCCAGTTTGCCCAACCCTCAGACGCACCGAGGAAAAAAGAACCCTGCGCTTCGTCCAGCTGGTTGTAGTAGTCCTGCTGCATCACCAAACGCGATGCCAGGTTCTCTTCGAGGATGTCTGTTTCTTGCTGGTACAGATCTTCATTGATCTGCCCCGTGTTGAGTTGCTTATTCAGCTTATCGACTTCCGACTGGTACTCCTTGCGGATCGCCAAGTCTTCTTTCAACCGCTCGCGCAGCTTCTCACCAGAGCCCAGTCCGGCCAGTTGCGAGTCTAGGCCCTCCTGTGCGCTCTGCAGCTTCGATTGCTGGTTCTCTTGGAACGCGGCCAGCTTGCCGGCTTCCTCCGTCGCCTGCTTACGCGCAGCGACTTCCTGCTCTAGCGCCACGTTGCGCTTTAGCTGGGCAGTGATCAGCGCTTCGCTAGCGAGGAGCGACTTCTGGTCGGCGGTCTGAATGTCCTTCGACTTGATGTCGGCGATTTCTTGCTGAAACTTCGCTAGAGCTTGCGCCTGGGTGCCGAGCTTTTCGCTGGTCTCCGACTGGAGCTGAAGCGCGGCGGCCTGCTGACGCAAGCTGTCGAGCATCTTCTGCCCCGCATCTTCACGAACGGCTTTAACCTTCGGCGCAGCGGCGGCTTTGTACTGCTCTTCCGCAGCTTTGCGCAGCTGGGCGATCTGCGCTTCGCTGTACTGAACTCCGCGAGCCGCTGCTGCGGCGACTTGCTTATCGATTTCCGCGAAACGCTTAGCGAGCTTGTCGGTCTTCGGCGCCGTTTCGTCCAGGGACTTGTTCAAGGCTTCGACGGCAGCGATGCCGCGTTTGTCCTGTGCGACAACGTTCGCCTGAACGGTGGCGCGCTTGCGGCTCTCTTCCTGCTGCACGAGCAGATCTGTAATTTCCTTTTCGGTTTGCTCTCGGCGCAAGTCGTCGCTTGGGGTAGCGCCGAATCCACTGCCCGGGGCGTTGTTAATCGCGTCCGCGTTGGCGATGTCCTGTAGCCGGTCGTTCAGCACTTTGAGTTTCTGCTCGAGCGTGGACTCTCGCCCGATGTCGAGGAACGCGTCCCACGCGTCCTTAGCCGCATTCTTCACAGCCAGCCAGGCAGATTCGACGTAACCGAGGTTATCCCGTACGCGGTCGGCTCGGGTCGTCAGTGCTTCGGCGTAAGCCTGCTCGGCCAGGTTGGCGGCGCCCTGCACATCGCCTTGACGTTGCAGTGCTTCAATCTGTGCATATGTCGAAGTGGTCAAATAGTTCAGGGAGTCGTTCAACTCTTTTGAGAACTTGACCGGGTCCTTCGCCAGTTTCTCGAAATCCTTGACGGTCTCTTCAGCCGCTTTGCCGGTTGCTTCCTGCATCTTCAGCGCGGCGATAGCGATACTGTCGAACGAGGATGCCGGGATCTTACCGGAAGCCGCCAGTTGCGCTAGGACAGCCGCGGCCGCGCCGACAGTACCGACGGACTGGCTTACCGACTGCGCTTGACTGGCGAGTGCGTCGGCGTTCGTCCCCGCGGCGTTGCCGTTCAGGATCAGCGCATTGGTGAATGCGGTTGTCTCGTCGCTGCCTTGCTTATAAGCGAGAGCCAGCACAGCCGCTGCCGCTGCGGCCAGGGTGAAGGGGTTTACTAATCCGAGGACGTAGCCCCCTAAAGCTCGGGCCGCTGGACCTATTCCGCCGAACATGTCTTTGAGCTGGCCGCCTTGTTGCAGAAGCACCGTCAGCGGGTTCTGCCCGGCGGCAATGGACGTTGCGATGTCAGTGAACTGAGCGGGGACGCCGCGCAGGTTAGCAGCCAGTTGCTTTGCCGTCAGACCATTGGCGTCGAACTGCTTGGCGTTCTTGGCCAAAACGTTACTAGTGGACTCAACAGACTTACGAGTTTCGTTCAGCTTGGCCAGGTACGCATTGTAGTCGTCGGTTGGCAGCCGTCCGGCGTCACGGTGCGCTTTGAGCTGCTGCTCCATCTTATCGAGGCGGGAATACGCAGCAATGGTCGGATCGATCTGCCCGACCAGTCGATCGAGCGCGTCGCCTTGCTTCTTGGCTTCGCGGGTAGCCGACGCCAAAGCGCGTTCGGCCTGATCCATACCGCGTTCGAAACCGGCGGTGTTCGCTACCAGGTCAACCGTGAGCTGCCCGAGTGATCCTACCGCCATAGCTAGGGCTTCCTGGATGCTTGCAACACTCGCAAGAAGTCTTGCGGCGTGGCGTACCTGAGTTCGTCGTCCGATTCCCTGTTAGGGATGAAATCTGCGACCTTTACCTTTTTGTTGCCCATCAACTGCGCGCCGGTGGTGCAAATCAGCGCGGCGGCTTGCTCGATCCGTTCAGCAATGTTCAGGCCCCCGTGACGCTGCAAGTACCGAGCCCATTGCCGCGCTTCGACCAGTGACATGTTCTGTTGGGCTTCGGCGATCGTTCGACCGCCTATGCCGTTCATAACTAGTTCGAACCAGAGGTCTTCCGGGGGCTCGTCTTTGCCGATTGCGCTTCGTTAACCGCGGTGATCAGCGCCAGGAACAGCGTGTCGCAGATCGGACCGCGATCCGGCGAAGCGGTGCCAAGCACATCAGCCGTCGTGAAAACCGGAGCGCCGTTCTCGTCGCAGATCATTGTAGCGATCCGCGCGGCCAGGTGTTCCTGATTGCCTTCAGCAGCTTTCCAGGTATTGGTAATAGTATGGTACGACGCCAAACGCACGTAGATAGTAGCTTCCTGTTCTACGCCTTCGGTGTTGTGCCACTTGATTTCGCGCTTCACGAACGGTTCGGCGGCGCTAACGAAAGCGCCGGCTTCCACGAGGTCTTTAAGGTTGAAGGCCATGGATTAGCTCGACGACTTAGGAATGAGAACCGGCTCGCCGGAGACTTGGATACCAACGGTCGAGGTGACCATGGTGTTCAGGCCGAAGGTGAACGGGTAGCTGTTCATATAGCCTTCGAAGGTCAGCCAGCTGCGGGTCGGTGGCAGAACGAATTCGTCGTCGCCGTTGCTGTCGGTGCCTACGGTCGGTGCGACGGTGCCGTCAGAAAAACCGATAGCCCACTGCAGGGTAACGCCGGAGGTCTTCAACTGGTGCAGACGGATATGCGCTGGATCGGCAGGGTCGAATTGCAGGCCGAAGGTAGCGGCGCCAGGAGTCGCCAGGCCGGCTTCGTAAGTGCGCGACAGGTCGTTCAGGCAGGTCGTTTCGATCTGATCGATCGCGGTGTCGATACCGTCGATGGAGGTAATGCAACCCACGTCCAGCAGAGTGCCGGTATCGGGGTCAATCGCATACAGGTCTGTGCCCTGGCTCTTGATGGTCATGGGTGAAGCCTCGTCGGAGTAATGAACGTTCGACGGAAGCATACCATGCCGTTTGGGTTTCGCAAATTAGCGGTTGACGATCCAGTCCAGGTCGAAGCTGGTTCGGTACAGGAGCGTGTCTTCCTCTCGTGTATCGCCGCGGTAGCTTGTGATGTAGCTGTCGAGTTCGATGGCGTATCGGATCGCTTTTGCGACAGCGGTTGTCGACTGCGTGGTCAGGCCGTACACGTCCACTTGTAGGCTCGCCTGATCGGCGTCAGGACGGCAGTTCAACATATTGAACGGGGCGCCCCCGATCCACTGGTAGACGACGTAGGGTTTGGTGACGTTCTGTGGTGCGGTAGAAAAAGGATATATCCGAGGTGACGTGCCGCCGAGCAGCGCTTGAACGGTAGGGTCAGCTTTGCACACCGTGTAGAAAGGTACGTCCATCAGTTGAGCCCCAGTTTCACAAGTTGGAATTTCGCGCTTGAAATGAATTCTTGGAACACGGCTTGCTGGTTCTGCCCGAGCGCGTTACGCATGAAGGGTTGCGCACGAATGCGACTGGTCCCCAACTCGACCCACCACCAATAGAAGGTATTGCCGCCGCGCTGTCCGCGTTTTGTCTTACGAACACCGACCGATATTTTCGTGGCTCCAGTTTCGTTGAAAAACTTCGTGTCTTCGATCAGCGCAATGTTTTTCGAAATATCCGGAATAGTGCGCGGATCATCGATAGCGCTGGCGCGCTGGATGGCGTCCTTAAGCACGATGTCCATGGCGTCTTTCGCGGCCGGCACTACTACCTGACGCTGCAGTTCCTGCGGCAGCGTCTTGAAGACCCGACTAAGCTCATCGGCGCCCTTCAGGTTGTAAGTGATCCAGCTTTTACCGGCCATGTCGTCACCCTCGGTTTGAGCGGAGTTTACCACAGGCAAGAAAAAGCCGCCCTAGTTAGGCGGCTTTGGTACAGCACCGAAAGATTTGGGCTTCTTCGATAGGCCTATCGGTTATCACAGGGAACGCGTGGTGTGCGGAGTTATCCTACTACGCCACTCGCTTGAACGCAAAGGACGTTATACCTTCCCGGCCCAATTCCGTTTCGGCATGGTTCACTTCCATAACCTGGAAGCCTTGGTCTTCGCACCAACGGATCAACCCGGGGATTGAGAAGTACCAAAGGTGTTCCGCTGGCTTGAAATGCTTGGACTGCAAAGCCTCTTCCGCACTCTCGAACGTTGGTAGCGAAACGAAGAACCAGTCGTCTACTTGGGCGAGAAGCTTTTCAGGCTCAGGGATGTGTTCCAAGCTATCCCAGCAGGTGACATGCGAAACCTTTTCGGAGTACGGGTCTTTGTACGATCCGGTTTTCTTCAACCACTCCACCGCTTCGCTACTCACGTCGTAGCCGTCACCCCACGACTCCTTGACGTAGCGCCCGCCGCCGATACCGATGTCCACGCCGAGTGAAGCTTTCGTGTACTTCTCGACCAGTTCCAGCCGGGCTTTGGTCAGCAGGCCCCCCATTGGTGTCTCGTCAAGCTTCTGGTAATGGGCGAAATACTCGCCGCTGTATGTCATCGGTGGCGCGCTGTGCCAGCCGTAGCCGAGTTCCTCAGACCACCATAGGGATGGCTTGATCAGCCCACGCGGTAAGCTTTGAGTCATAATCGGAAATCCTCTTGTCGCAGTTGTGGGTCTTAAGGCGGCAGCGACAAAAGTTGTCAGGAACCGCAAAGGTAATTGTACTGCCCGGCGGGCAAATCTGCTGCGGGGAATTGAAGCCGCCCTGGCCGCCGCAGATGATCCATGCCGGAACCTTGACCGCGAGCGCCGCCGGCACCAACCACCCTATACCGCCGATCACCGCCGCGGCGTTAGCGACAAGCGACAAGAGTTGTTCGACTGGCAGTTCGCCTTTGTGATATCGCCTGTCTGCATGCGGAAGTGGCTCTACTGCCCACTCTTGCCCTTCTACCAGGTCGGCAACGCTGACAACTCTATATCCCCTAGCCGAAGCCTTAACCGCAGCGCGCATAACGTACTCAGGATCAGGGTTACGTGTATCGGCGCGCCACTCACTGCGCACCGTGGCCGGGCGCACGACGACGTAGGGGCCGGACTCAGGCGAAGCTGGCAGCGGTGGGAGGTCGAACTCGCCCGGCATTACGCCGAAGCTGGCGATCATCCCGGGGATAATTCCCTCGGCGCCGTAGCGGATCTGTCGAGTCGGTTGACGCGTTGGTGGCATCGTCCATGTGTCGTGACGCGCGATGTTCTTCGCCTGGGTGCGCAGCGTGGTTTGCGGGCGGATGAAGTGAACGCCGGGAATGTCGCTGTAAATTTCCGGCCAGGGGGTATCGAGGTAGACGGGTTTGGGCAAAGCTTTTATGAAAGGGCGCATGAAGAGATTGTCACCGAGGCCGCGCATTCCATGGATGATCATTTCTTGATCTCGATCTTAAAGCCGTATTGCACGATGAAGTCCGTGAACGCTTCCGGGAATTCGCTTTTGCCCGCTAATGTGTACACGAATGCCGCCGTGTACACCAACGGTTTTACCCACCATTTCTGCTTTATGTCGGCAGTAAGATTAATTTTTGCCATTGGTCGACTCCGCTGAAAAAGAACCCCGCCGAAGCGGGGTCAAGTGAGGGCACGGCGAGGAAATATGCCCGGGAATTTTTATCGAGGCTCCCGGTCCTCTTTGCGGCGTTGGTCGACTGGCGTCAAGGCTAGGATTCGAACCTAGAACGCACGGCTTTGGAGGCCGGCATGTTGCCAATTACACTACCCGGACAAATTCGTTGTGATGCGCTTTTTAACGAGTGCGCACCGCAGTTCATCTCGTATCGCTTACCTCCTAGGGGCCTACCGCGCCAGGCGATAACGGCGCTGCTACGTGCCTAGGACAGCCGGCTTAGTGTCACCTTCCCCGGAACCCTGATCCGGCTTTTGCCGGTGTGACTGGGTAAGTCTTTGATTCGTTGCCGTCTTTCCGGCGGTCACCTATGCGCTTTGACAACCTCTAGAATTCAGATGCTATCTGTTTTCCCGGTTCAGGGCGTCAACCTTTCGGCCTGGTTCATCCTGCGTTTGGGGCGGCTGCAGGGAGTCGAACCCTGTCTTTTAGCTTGGAAGGCAAAAACACCCCCAGGGACAACCGCAAATTCTTTGGCAGCACGACCTTCGGTCTAATCGAAGCTATTAGTCTGGCCGGATCTGCGAGCCGGTGAACCGCGCTGTTGAAACAAACTTTAGTCAGTCGCATCACAAGTGTCAACAACCTTTTGCAACTCTTTTTCCAGCGTGCCTAAACGATACGCTTCGAGGGCTGTTTCTCTACTGCAATTCACGACTTGAGCCTTTTGCGGCAGCCGGGCGTGTTGCGCTGCCCATTTGCGGCACCGGAGTTCGTCCGGGTTCTTCGTGTTGGCGTGGTCACCGTGCCAGTGCGTACCGTTGGACACTGTGCAGTCGTACCCAAGAAGCAGGACGCGTTCTGCGCCGAGCTTGAAGGCCAGTTCGATTGCCCGTAGGCCGCTATTGTACTCCCCGTAGGCTTCATGCCAGTTCAACCCGTGCTTTGCCACTGCCTGGCGCGTACAGCTCCAACGCTTAAGCCCCGGGGTGACCCACTGGACGTTTGCATCCCACCACGCGAGATCACCTGCATAAAGGTGATCGCACCATGGGGCTAGCTGCCAGGAGTTGTTCACGGCGATTGTGGGAAGGCCGGCGGCGCGGACCAGTTCGCAGTCGTGCGCGTTCAGGCTCGGGCCGGAGGCGATGCAAACGAAGGTTTTCAATTTACACCTCGCATAGAAAACCCGCCGAAGCGGGTTTTCGTTTTGCCCTAAGAATCAGGCTTCGTCGTGCAGCTTCTGCCGGAGCAGATAACCTTCGAAAGCCCAAATCTTGTTCCGCGCATTGTCGCGGGCGATCTTGCGACCAAGTTCAACGTCGAAGTTCGCAGGCGAGGCCGCGGCGCTTTCGCCGGTCACGATGAAACCGTTTTGCAGAGTCAGCGCGCAAACTGTCAAAGTGGTGCTAGGGAAAATGTGGTAGTCCTCCGACTTGATCGCAGCGTCGATCAAGTCGGGGGTAAGACGTGGCGCATTAAGGCCCTTGTCTTGGATTTCTTTTTCGATTGCAGCTTCAGATTCGCTCATGATTCTTCCTCTGTGGGATGAGCTAAGGGAAGCTGAACTCTAGCAAGCATTTACCCTTCATTCAAGCCGAGACTCACAGGAGCGCTGCAGTAATCTCGCCCGCTTTCCTGATCCGGCAGCCACGCATGTACGTTGTAGATATCGCCATTGTGCAAAATGCGTTGCTTGGCATTCAGGCCGGGGCGCTGGCGGATCACAATGCGCGCGATGATCTCCGACTGAATCGCCGCAGCGGCCAGGAATTCCCGTCCACTGGCCGGAGCAATGCGCGCGGGGACGTTCTCGAATACGGTTACCCACGCCTCAGTGAAGCCGCCCGTCTCTTCGTCCCGGACTTCGGTCCAGTCCTGAATGTCCACTCGATGGCGGTACTGGCCGGCGCGGCTCATGGGCGCTCCTCAATTCGGCCTTTAAGAACTCCGACCGCGGCATTAAGCTGAAGAACCAGGTAATACGTCCCTGGGGCCCGACCTGCTACGAGATCAGGTGTGCTGCCGACGCTTGACGCGAAATTGGAATTGTCCGCAGATTTTACCCTGGTTACCCGTATTGCAGTACCTCCGGCTAGGGAGCCGCCTGTGGGTATAGCGGTAATGACAATTTGCGGAGTGTACGCAGCTGGAGTTTCAGTCATGGTATTGGCCGCGATATATGGTAGCGTTTCGCTAAACGATCCGGTTGGTGTGCCGCCCTGGAACGTGGCGAGTCGTACTGATCCCGCCTCGAGTTCGATGGCGAGATCCTGAAGAATAAAGTTGACCGGCGATACGACCCGCATCACATACGTAGCAGTCGTGGCCGTCGCGAATTCACGGAAAAGCTCAAATTCCCGCTTTTCGAAAAAACCGGTCTGTCCTACGTCCACGCGCAGCCGCGGCTTCGTTGTTCCGGTAACCAAGTTCGCTGGGTGGGTAATGGCGATCGGTTGATCGTTGATGTGGACCGGCAACGGCGACGCAGGCAGCGTAACGGCGATAGGCTCGTCCAGTTCGACTTTCATACGATCCCCGGAGACCATATCCGCAGGTGGCGCAGCTACTACGCGTTCCGCCCAGGTGCCGTCGCCCATGTCGACGATGCGTCGGAGAAAGCTTCCGAAGACGCGTGCGAATTTGTCTGCCATGACAGTTTACCTCAGTGCTGGATCGCGGAGTGGGTAGAGCAAAGCGGTAACCGGTTTAGGCAAGTACCCCATTTCATAGGCGCCATCGCTGTTCTCGTCGCGGTCCCGGTAGAGAAACCCGAGTTGAAGCAACGTAGCCGCCTGGACAGCATAGCGCACTACTTTATCGCCTGAGCTGTCAACTACGTATATCGGATCGCCTGAGCTGTCCAGAATAGGGTCGTCGTTGCTGTCGCGCTCTACCTCATAAGGCGAAGCACTCTTCAGATAGTTCTTCACAGCTTCAGAAGCCGCGCCGATGTACGCCGTGATAAGCACGTCGTCCAGGTTATGGTCCATGTTGAGATGCTGCTTCCCCCTTTCGAGGGTGACGTACATCATAGCTTGACCCCTTTCGCCGGGTCGAAGGTGCTTGCGTTCTCGCGAAGGTCTTTACCGTTACGTCCGGCCTTAACGACCAGGGTCCACGCATCGCTAGAGCCCGGTTTATCGGTGTTCTCCGCTTTGGTCGAAGTCCACTGGCTGCCGGCCCACGTTACGTTGTCATGAGCGTCGTAGGTTTGCTCTTCGCGGAACACCCCTTTGTAAATCTGGATCGGCATCGCAAACTTCTGGACGACTTCAGCCCCACTCGATTTTGAGAGGGTCACAGAGAATTCCCGCTCGCTGTCCTGCGTCACCGATACGGCTTTCAGACCTTCCACGATGCATTCCCAGCCCCTCATGCCGCTAGTCTGCTCGAAGCTGCGCCACAGGCCGCCGTCATGCTTGGCGTAGGTGTTGCGCGCGTAGGTCTTCGCTTCATCGATGGTCGGAAGGATTTCCAGGTGCAGCGCGTCGCGGCCATCTTGGGGTTGGCGAACTTCCGGAACGTGGATAAGCTCAGCAGCAGAACGTGCCAAAGCTTGAAGGTCTACCGGGTCGGCGTTTTTGCCGGGCAGCGGTTCAGGAACGTCAACGAGCTTCGCCGCTTCAGCGGCAAGCAGAGCGATATCAATTTTAGGCAACTGGACGAACTCCGCAGCAGCCTTTGCCAACGCTTCCAGGTCGACCGGATCAGCGTCTTTGCCGTCCTTCACTTCTGGCAGCACGACGAGCGCCGCGGCGGACTGTGCCAAAGCTTCAAGGTTTACCGGTTCCGGCGCCACTGGCTCAGGACGATCGGCCAAGCACTTTCGAAGGTCGGCCAGTTCGAGGTTCAGCGGTGCAACAGCCTTCGCCACCGCTGCGGCGATAACCGGCGCGAGGAATTCGGCTTGCGCTTCAAGTTCACGCAGGTTCATTAGCGAGCCTCTTTTCGATCAGCAGAGCGAGCATTTTCGCGCTGTCTTGGATTTGTTCGTCACTTGGTTCTGTCGGTGTGCTTTCGGTAGCTGCAGATTGCGCCGCGCCGGTAGCGAATGGGTCCGCTTGCGCGTCTCGTTTCGACAGAGCCTCTACGCTGAAATTTTGTTGTTGGCTGAGTACCGAATCGCCACCTGGTACCGGTGGAAGGTTCATCCGGTAGCGGGCTTCGTTCGGTGACATGATAGTGCCGCCTACTGCGAGTTTCAGCGTTTCGACCAGGGAGCCGAGGTCCATCCGCAGGAGGCCGTCAAGGTCAAGCTCTACACCGTAACGGTCAGGAAGCGACAAACCGTCATCCATGCACGCTTCGAACTCTTCGATTAGGCTTTGCAGGCAATCGGAGTAATAGATCTGATTGAGGTCCGCGATCTTGGCGGTGCCGGCTGGCATTGGGCCTACGCCGACTTTGAAGCCTGGTACGTGGAACGCAGTGCAGATCATTTCAGCGGTCAGCTTGAATTGCTCGATCAACTGCGAATCGGTCGCGCTCATCCGCATCTGCTGAAACTTCAGATCGTCGCCGACCACGGCCACTTTACCCGCATTCGTGCCGGTGTAGTTTGCATCCCAATGTGCTTTGAGCCGTGCCGCTGTCTCGTCGCTGATAGCGCCGGGGGCACTCAGAATGCCGCCTGGGCGTGCGCCGTTCTCAAAGAAGGTCGAGCTATCGTTTTGCATTTTCAACGACTGGCAGGCCGCTAGGGCGCAAGCGTACAACGGAGAGATACCGACCAGGGGGTGAAAAAGGCAATTCATTCGATCGTGGATCATCTCGGACGCTGGGACTGTTACCCCCTCGCTACCTAGTTCGTTAAGGTCGTCGCCGTTACATTGGTAAAAAACTTCGCCATCCGGCGCGACTAGCACAGTGACTTTGCACGGGTCCAAAAGGTAAATAGCCGTGACGACGCCCCGCTGGTCTCGCTGCTTCAAGCCGTAGGCGTTGCCGTTGGTCAACTTGGAAGTCTGCCACCACTGTTTGAACTGGATATGGTTCTGGTACGGGTTCGGCTTTTTCAGCACTGGGCTGAAAGCGGGGCTAGAAGTCTCTTTCCAGATCCCGTTCGCGTCCAGTTGCATCAAGCGCTGGCGCAACTTGCCGATGTCGTTCGCGATCAGCGTGACGCAGGCATATACGGCGTAGTGCGCGAGCACGCTTTCAGTGCGCCACTCGTCGTTCTTTTGCCATGCTCCAGTGTATGGCTCGTGGATGATCGGCCACCAGCCGCCGGAACCAGGTACTCGGCCCGAGACTGGCGCACGCTTAAAGGTCAGCTCTCGGCCGAAAATTCGCATTAGGCAAGATCCTGCGCCGAGATCACCGCTTCAACGTCAGACTTTTTTATCCGACCATCTTTGCCGGTGCCGACCACTTTGTCGATATCGACGCCGTTTTCCTTGGCGAATTCAGCGATAGCTACGGATGCTTTTGGCTCTTCGATCACGGGCGCCGGCGGCTCCGCGGTAAGCATACGGGTTTGATAAGTACCATAGCCCATCTTGCGCAGGGCTTCCGCCGTGCGGCTAGCCATTTTGACTTTCTTGCCGCCTTTGGAGTAGATGAATTCGACTTTTGACATAGGGGTTCCCCTTTAGGTTGATTCAGTGTACGGGGCGGGCGTTGTTGCGGCAAGCTTAGCGGCTTTTTCGGCTCTTTTCCGCGCCCAATACTCTTTCATCTTGGCGCCTTGCCTGGCTCGGACTTCTGGCGTCATGGCTGCCGCCATCTTTTCCCGGCGCGCTTCTAGTGCCGCGGCCTGCGCCGCTCGTTGTTCTTCAGTCCAGCGTGCGCCGTGCATCTTGGCCTTCGCTTCTGGATCTTTCCAGCGGCCCTTAAGCCTTTCCGCTTGGTCGGCTTTAAATTCTTCGGATTGTACGCACTTTTCCAAAGCGCCGCCTGAGAAGTTAGCACGGGCCGCAGCGGACTTCTTGGCCTTCACTTCCGGTCGGTCTTTAATCTCTGCCAGTGCGGCCAGGTTCTTCTCCCGGTATTCGGGCGTGGCCCGGACCGCCGCCAAAGACTCTCGGCGTTTGGCCTTGGTAGCCTCTGACTGTGACGCTTCTTGGAACGCCGCAAAAGCTTCTGGATTTTCCTGAAACTCTTTACGCCTTCTTTCTGCATGCGCGGCGGTGTAGGCGGGGTCTTCATATCTCCTCGCAGAAGCGGCTTTACGACGTTCTACGGCATCCGGCTGCCGCATACCCTCTAGGATATTGTTCCTTAAAACTTCGTTTTGCCACGCTTCAGTAAGGCGCTTTGACATGTACTCTACGAACTCGGGCCGATTCCTAACCTCCGTCATTATTGCGCTCATGCGAGCGCGATGCGCTGGTTGCATTCTGGTTACCCTGTTCGCTGCGACCCTCTTGGCGATAGCCTCAGGGCTTACATCGAAGAACCCTTCGCCGCCCCCTGTCGAATTAGTCAGACGATGCCCTTCTTCTTTGAACTCCGCGATAAGTCGAATTTCGTACGGTTCCCACGGCTCTCCTTCCGGCACCTGCAACAAAACCTCGACGGAGGGCTTTTCTCCTTTTGTGAGGAGAGATCGTATCCAGTTCGCTGCGTGGTGTTTAGTCTCCCCTGATCTAGCACGTGAGATGTGTGATCGTAATCTAGAGGTAGGATTCGTACTTTTCCCTATGTAGCGGATTTCCCCCTGAGGGCACAACAGCGCATAAATGTAATCAGTCATGGATATTTCTCGTGGAAATGAAAAAGGCCGGTACAGAATTCTGTATCGGCCTTTAGTGTACCAGACTAAAAGTGTCTGTCTACAGTTATGGTCCTACCCCCCAATTCACCGAATCGAGGAAGGCCACAGCCTGCGGTCTCCGCTTCTGCCATCGTACCCAGCGCTCGGCGCGTATGGCCGTTTGGTTAGTTTGAAACATGCTGACGAGCTGCGCAGCAGTTGGCGTGGCGTTTGCAGCGTCGTCGTCGAGGAAGATTGTTGCTTCCTTCGACAGATCGATGGTCACCACGCCGTCGTCAGCCAGGTAGATCTCGCTGGCAAAAGCCAGGATGAACAGAGAGCCGCTGGAGTCAGACGGTACGTAGTTCGACACGATCAACGGAACCGAATCGATGCTGCCGCCGGCCATGGTGACGCCCGGGAACTCAGTAGCGCCGAGCGGGTTACGCAGGAGCGACAGAGCGCGAGCAGTCTTGGCGTCGGTGATGTAGACCGCGCTAGCCGTAGGCAGGTTGGTAGCATCCGCCTCGGCCCACAGAGCCGCGATGTCAGCGCGAACGCTGTCAGCATCGGTGCCACTGGACGGAATTGGGGTGACGCCGTTGGTGATAGAAGCGGGGCTAGCCGAAGCGCCGGTGCCTACTGCCTTGTCTGGATCGACAAAATCCACGTCCATACGCTCGATCACGGCGTCTGCCAGGTCGTCACGCACCAGGGTTTGGATAGCTGGGTCAGAGAAGCGCGACAGCTCGTCGGTGACGACGGAGATTGCTGCGATTTTCGCCCAGGTGAGGGTTTGGGCTTCATAGCCGGACTTGGTCACTTTCTTGCGGTAGCCCTCGCCAACCCACGCTGCGGAACCCGCAGAGGTTTTGCCGGGGATGCGCACGTTGAACGGCACACGGCGCAGCGACGGCACGTTACCGGCGCCGAACTGACCTACAATTGTGCGAGGACGCAAAAAGTCGATAAATTCCGACGAAAGGTTGGTGTAATCGACCAGGTTGCCCGCCCAAGTTGGGTCGGTAGTGGTGCCCGCGGCTACGGCGGCTTTCATGATGCCTTGCAGACGGACGTCGTCCGGGAACTTGTGTTCCGCGAAGGCCTTGGCGCTTGACACATCGCCTTTACCGGCGTACATCGCCAGGGCGAACTTGGCGAAGCCCACGCCTTTCTCTTCGTTCTTCACCGATTTGACGATTGCGGGAGCGCGGTTGCGTTCCTGCATACCAGTTGTGTCTACCACGGGCTTAGCGGCGGCAACGTTGGACTTCTCCATCACTTCCAAGCGCTTGATGTGGGTTTGGGTGGCGGTGATTTCGTCCGACAGGGTGTCGAACTCTTCCGACTCGGTAGCGTCCAGGCTACGGCCTTCTTCGCCCGCTTTTTCCATCAGCTCGGTTTGTCGAGCCATTTTCAGTTCCAAGGCAGCTTGGAACGATTTAATTTGTTCACCGAATTTCATGTCTTGGCCCTCCTCGGGCTTCGGAACTACAGGAATGTGTTTTACAACGGGTGCCGAAGCGCCGGCGGGTTTTTCAAGCTTGACGACAGTGAATTCCTTTTTGCCGGACGCGGCAGGTGCTCCAATGTCGAACGCTTTGATACTGGTAATCGTCGCCTCCGCGTTTGCGGGAATGGTGACGAGTGACAATTCGTAAACTTCAGTTTTCAGGAATCGGGTGCCCCAGCTACCTTTGATCGGTTCCGAACCCATGTCGCGAAAGCCGATCGACACCGCACGAACCAAGCCGGCTTTAACCGACTGCCATGCCTCTTCGATACGGTTGAACAAGCCTACAGGCTCTGTCACTTCGGCGAAAGTCGCGGTGAACGGAACGCCTTTAGCGGTCGGCTTGCCGAATTCGACCAGGCCCACAGGTTGCTGGTGATCATGCTGCCACAGGAGCGGAAGCGGGTTTTTGTACTGCACGCCGAGCGGTTCCACGATGTCGCCTACACGATCGACACCCGGGGTTGTCGCCCATCCGGTGATGGTCCGCGTTTCAGCGTTAACCGCTTTTACGTCAAGAACGCTATAGGCTCTGTTCATGTATACAGCTCCGGTAAATTACGCGCACTGTAACTCATAAAAACAGCATTTGAAACTTTTTGTGCGCTGCTGCCGGGTTCAAGGCCATCAACGACACCGCGTTGAACAGCGCCATCACCGGGTCGATCTTTGCCGAGCCTGAAGCCTGTTTCGTGATCAGGATCGAGTTTGCCCGAGGCTCTACACGGCAGTTCGATACGCACCACGACATCAAAGGCTGCTCCGCATGCTTCAGCTTCCCTTCGGCCAGGCGGCGTTCAGTGGTCTTGATAGCGCCGCCGAGTTTCCAACCCTGGCTAATACCGACAATCTTGTCTTCCGGGATCGACCGCGCGACCAGTTCGTCAAAAATGGCGCCGATGCCCACGGGGTCAACGCCGATCTTGTCGAGTAAGCCTGAATCGTAAACGCGTTCAACGATGTCGCAGACTTCCGTCACGTCGTCACCGATGTGGGAAACCATTACCAGGTCACCGGCCCGGGCGAAGTCTTCGAACCTGGCCGCTTCCTGCAGGTTGCGTTTCATCGCCGAAGGGTGTGCCCATCCTTTGCACCACACCAGCCAATCGCCTGTGTCCCTCTCCCGTCCTACCAGGGACAACCCTAGCAAGTCGTCCAGGCCGCCGCCGTCGATCCCTACGTCGATCACCTCAGCGCGATCTAGCAGAGCGTCGAGGGTTACCGAACGATCCGACTGGGCTTGCCAGTAATCGGCGCCCGCCCATCGATCGGTCCGCAGCGCCAGCCCGATTTCGACGTTCAGATACTTGGCTAGAACGTTCAGTAATTCCGGCTCGCCCATTTCCCGGGCCTGCTTGATCTTGCGCAGGATGAATTCGACACTGGTCGAGCGGCCAAGGTTGGGGTTCGTGATGTAGAAGTTTTCCGGATCAAGGTAGGCCTTAGACTCGATCATCGCTTCCGGGAATTCGTACAGCACTGGGAGGAACTGAGGATCTACGATCTCGCCGTCACGCACCTTACGAGCGTAAAGCAGCTTGGAACGGAATACGCCGGCCGGTGGTTCATCCGACTGCGTTGTCAGGTACAGCACAAAACCTTCCGGACGAGAAGCCAAGCCGCCAGTAGCCTCAAGCAACATTTTCTCAGCGTTCGGATTCTTGCCGAACAAGTGGATCTCATCGACCAAAACAACCGCAGCCTTCTTCCCGCCGACAGTGTTCGTATCCGCCGCTACGACTTTGAGTGTCGCGCCGGTGGCCAAGTGCGTGATGGTCCGGAGGTGATCCTGAACCTGCATCATGCTGTCCAATTCCGGATCGTTCTTCACCATGTCACGAGCGGGGGCGAAAGCGTTATCGGCTACCTCCTTGGTCGGCGCAAGAATGATGAACTCGGCAGACATCCGCCAGTTCTGGATCAGGACGGTCATCATGATCGCCGCGGCCAGGGTTGACTTGGAGTTCTTCTTGCTGATCAGAAGAAAGAACTCCTTGATCAACTGTTCCCCGGTCTCCGAGTTGTACGCGCCAAAGATCGCGTTAACCAAATCGTCCGTCCAGGGTTCGCACGCTTCGCCTATCGTTGGGCTACCCGGGGCGTCGACGATCCTAAGGCAATGCAAAACCTGCCTGGCGGCGGCGGCCGAGTCAGGGAAGAGAGGTTCAAACGGGATCAGGCTTTCGCCTTTGATGATCCGGTCTTCCCAATTTGGGCAGGCAGTGGTCCATGCCGGAATTCCCATTATTTAACGGCCTTCAGCGCTGCAGGCGCTGCCCGAGCGCCGAACTTGTTGCCCTCGGCGGCGGCGTTCGCTGCGCCTTCCGCTTTCGTCGCTTTCTTCCCCTTCTCGCCGATCTTGGCGTGCTGAAACGGAAGCAAAGTTTTTGCAGCTTCCAGGCGGCGGCCTAGCGGAATGTTCGGGTTCGCGACCACGGCTTCAAGGAATTCCAATGAATCTTCCGTCTGCGGCAAGCCGATATCCGCAACCTCTTCAGGCTCCTTTTCTTCTGGTTGGTTAGCTCTTGGGGCAGGCGCTTTGACAGTCAGGGGTGCACCGGGGGTAGCGAACCCGACAGCCTCCAGTGCGGCCACGATCGTAGGGTGTCTGCGCATTCGCGAGCCGGCAGACGCTGCGGTTTTCTCGCTAAGTCCCGCGGCAATGGCTGCAGCTTTAGGGCCGGCGCCGCGCAGGGTGGCTTCCACGAATTTTTGCTGGGATTCACTGAGCATTTGTTAACTCGCATGTTACGTGTGTTTTCAGATTAACACGGTCAACAAAAGGCTGTAGGACTAAAAAATCTCTAAAAGGGGTCGGCGCGATCAGGGAGGGCGGCACCCGCAGGATACGCAGATACCCCCCGAGGCCCGAGCTAGAGCCATCGCGGCCCGTAAAACCCGCAGGAATTGCGCGCAAAGAAAAGCCCCGAATGATCGAGGCCTTATGCGTTTTAGTTTTGCTTAGAGGGGTGGGCCTAACCTTTTCGGTTGGCTCCGATGCCACCATCTGCTGCCGTCTTGATCCCGTGGCACGGCTTGCACAGGGGCTGCCAGTTACCCTCGCTGTCCCAAAACAGCGTCATGTCGCCTCGATGGTCCTTGATGTGGTCGACCAGGGTAGCTTCAGTGACTCGGCCTTGCGCCTCGCACATCCTGCATAGCGGATGCTTGGTTAGGTATGCAAGGCGTGCACGCTGCCACTTGCCTCCATATCCACGCTGTGCAGTGGTCAGCCCTTCACGCCATGCGTCAGGGTTCAGCATCTGCACAGCCTGCGTGCTGACCTCCTTGGCGCGAGTGGGCTGCATGGTGACGCGGGACTTAGCCATCGGTTGGCTTCCCTAGGTTGGTGATGAACTGCCCTAGCTGGCGATGCTCACGCTCGCGGAAGGATCTCTCCATGCATGCTCTTAGCGTATCGGCCTCAGTAGGACGACTGTTCAACCCTGTCGGCCTAGCGTTGAGCGCCTGTGGTGCGATCTGAGCCTCGCTAACCTCGGGTGGCTCTCCTTGCTTGACCAATGCCTCTAGCGCCACGCATACGCGCTCAAGCAAAGCGTCAGTGCCTTTCTCGATGCGGATATCGGCGCCACCATCCAAGACCATTGGCTCTAAGCCCAGTTGGTCAGCGATCGGTGTGATGTGATCCGTCAGTAGCTGAACCATCTCCTTTCCGAGAACCTGAGGGATCTTGAGTACCAGTAATCCGTTGCTTGAGTTCTTCGAATCGTTCATTGGCTAAGTCCAATAGTTTTTTGAGTTTCGCTCGACGCCGAGCGCATCCGGCACATGACATTTCAATTCTCCGCTGATGTGCGATCAGCGTACCCGAGAACCAGCCACCAGTGAACAGCGGATCGGCCAGGGGTCGTTAACAGCTAAACGCGCAATTTCTACGTGTATCAGTGAATCTGCATTTCTTGCGTCTTTCCTGTTGCGTTGCAGAAAAACAGGGTTGCACGTTGCACACCCCTAAAGGGGAGTGTGTGCAATGCAACCTTAACCGAGTTGCAAATAAGCAATTTGCAACCCTATTTGCAATGCAACCTTTATCATTCTGCATTTTCTGCGTGTATGAAAATGCTCCCGTTTTCCTCAAAAATGGCGCCTTTCTCCAAAAGCGTTTCCATTGCACGTTTAAAAGCCTGATTTTTGTAGCTCTGCCGCTTGCTAGGATCGAACTGCGCGCAGAATTCCGCTTGAACCCTGGCCGTTTCGACCCCTGCTTTCTCGTCGGAGAGTCCGAAAACGTTATGCAGAGCGTCCAGGAAGGCCAGTTCATTAGCACCGGTCTTCTTTTTAGGCTCCGGTTTAGCCTGTCCGGCGCCTTTGAACTCGACAATACAGCTAGTGATGTCGTCGCCGTCTTCGTCTTCCCCGAGGATCACGGTATGCAGCTTGAACAGGTAACCGATACCTTCAACGCCGTCCTTCATCTTGCTGGTAGTGATGCTACGTGTGTCATTGCTTCGCTCTACCTTGATTTCTACATCGCAAGCTGCCTTGATGCTCGAGTGGCCGCGGGAGCCCTTGGACGCATCCTTCCCGCTGTGGTGGACCAGCAGCACCATAGCGCCGCAACGATTGGCGATGCGCTTGCACTCGGCCAATGCGACGCCTACATCCTGTCCGTTATTCTCGTCAGCGCCGGCCATAACCTGGGCGAAGGTATCCATTACAATGAGGTCGTAGGGCTCACGCTGACGGATCTCGCTAATCAGGTCGGTGACCTGCGCCACGTTAGTCAGGTTCGGGGTGATGTCGTAAATGACGTCCATACCAATGCGGGGGATCGCCTGTTGATGGCAGTAGGCTTTAATGCGCTGCCGGAAGCCAGACACGCCTTCTGCGACCACGTAGAGCACTCGCCCTTTGGTTACACGGTGACCATTCCAAAACTCAAGACCACGGCAGATAGCGGCGCTCAAGTCCAGCGTAGCGAAGGACTTACCCGAACCAGATTCGCCGAACAGTACGCCGAGATTAGCCTTCGGCAAGAAGCCTTTTATCAGCCATTTTAGGGACGATTCTTGCGCCGCGAAGTCGTCGTCGGAGGTAATCTTGAACTTCCCGCCGACAGGCATCGGCAAAGCTTCGAATTCATCCGGTGAAGCCGTATCGACGTTGACCGGGCAGCCGAGTGCTTGAGCTTCACGCAGCACTGACCAAAAGGTCTTTTCATTGCCGGTGTAATTGCCCATGGTCGACCACTTATAGCGGATCTCGTCAGGGCCTTCGTAATCGGCAATGCCTTGGCTCCATTCATCCCAAAGCCATTCGCCTTCGCCTTCCGTCTCGTGATGCACGGCCATCCCTACGGCCATCCAGCGGTTGTGATCGCCGCCGGCGGTCCATTTCAGGACTTCTGCTATTTGGGTGTCGGTAAGGCCCACGCGTTCCTTGTCGCTCTTGCCGATCGATATTTGGCGAACGACTTTCGGCCCGAAACGCTTCTCGCAAGTCTCGAGCAGCAAAGGAGACGGTTCGGAAACTTCGTTCTCGCAGCCGAAGGTGATGGTGTCGCCGGTCATGTCGCCGGTGAATGTCACGAACCTGGACGATGCGTAGGTTTCAAAGCCGAACGATCCATCGTCGGGGTGCGCGTCGCTGCGATCGCCGAGATTGCCCTTTACGAACGCGCGAACGCCAGTACCGGATGGGCTAATCTCGGCGTAGGTGCCGACGATCAGCGCTTCAACGTCGGGATGGATTACCCCATCAGTAACGCAGTGGTCGAAGTCCAAGGCGGTAACCGGGCAGCCTTCGACCATTGCCAGGCCGACGCCGGTCATCCCGCGTTCAACAGCAGCGGCTTTGGCTTCCTCGAATGTGACCAGCAGCGGCAGTTCTTCGGGCGAACCCTGGCCGACCTTCTTGCTGCGAGGGCCCGGCATCCATCCGCGTTTAGTGCCCGACTTGGCGTAATAAGGAACCTTTAGGTCTTTCTTCCCGGGTTTAGGATTCGGCTCGAACTTCCATACGAGCCATTGCTTTAAGTCCCGCAGAGCGTCGGGCGCCCGCAGGCTCTCCAGTGGAGATGCCATCTTCGCGGCCCCCATGACTTAAACGTCTTCTGAGAATTTTGGCTCGGCCAGGGCGGCTGCGTATTTCGGGTTCATAAGTTCGGTTCTCGGAATGCCGTAAAGCGCTTCGATCTCCGTCACGCGTGTCAGCGGCACGTAACCTTGGCTCGACCACTGCTGGACGGCTTGATAGGAAACACCCACGTCACGCGCCAACTGTGAAAAGCCGCCTGCCTTTACGATGGCATGGAGAATGCCACTGTATTTCTTAGCCGCCATGACGGCATTCAGCAGGCCGCCAGGTGCGCCAGTCTTGATCATCTCGTCGGTCAGTGCTTTGAGTCGCTTATCCATCAGTTTTGCTCCGGCTTATTAAATTTTCTTTCTTGAAGCATCGCATCAGCGACACGGTACGCTTCGAAAACTATGTAGTTCAGCTGCGCGTTTGTCTCCTCTTCGTTCTTGCCGTCTGCGTAGCTGATGGGGCTAGTAGTCAAGAGAGATTGCATGGCTTTGGCTGCCAAGTAGTCGCGCAGTGATAAATGTTTGTTGACCATCGGGGTAAACCTCGTTTGTGGATGGCGCCATCCTACAACACTTGCTCAAGTGCCTGCAAGCTTGTATAAAGTTTCGAACCGGCCCGAGGTGCGTCCGGATGAACGGTAGGCAAATACTACTAGACAGCACAAGTATTAGATTGTAACTTTGCTCAACACCAAACGGGGATCCACCATGAAACGCATTCTGATCGCTGCAGCAATCCTCTCTACCCTGGCCGGCTGTGACAATGACGCCCGGGTCGCATCTCGCAACCTTAGCCAAGCCGCTGACAACTTCGAGATCAGTCGACGCATCGTCTTCTATAACGGCATTACTGGCGGCTACATGCTGTCGATCGAAGGGCGCTGCAGCTTCGACGCAGGCACCGCCGGCAAACTGGACGTGACGTGCAAGACAGGACCAGCCGAGTACAAGAAGCACAGCCTCGGTCTGTCGGATAACGTGACCTACTTCAGCGAGCAACTAGTCGGTGCCGACGTAAGCGTCTACCACTATCGTGTGATCTTCAAACCACAAACCATCCTGCCTGACGTTGACTTCAAAGGCAGCTCCGAAGCGCTTAAAGACGCAGTGGTGCCGAAATGAAACGCCTTCTCGCCTCAATCGCAATCATCACCCTTTCCGGATGCTCGACCATCATGAACGACCGTATGACCGACGTGCAGGTCACGTCCGAGCCATCCGGTCAGCACTTCAGCATTACCGACGAAGACGGCAAGCGCGTCGCTACAGGCGTTACGCCGGCTAAAGTTAACCTGGACGCTGCAGCGGGTTTCTTCGACGGGCAGACCTACCAGGTTGCCTACGACAAAGGCCCGACGGTGGAACTCGACTCGCACGTAACACCATGGTACTGGGTCGGCTTTTGTATCAGCGTGGTGTCGGGCCTGATGGTCGACCCAGCTACCGGCGATATGTTTTCGCTTCCTGATAACGTGAACGGGGCTTATTGAAATGGGCATGTACACAGAGATTTACGTAAAGATCGAATTCAAAACCAATCTCCCAGTTGAAGTTGTCACGGCGTTGAAATGGCTGAACGGCGAATTCGGGATAGATGACGAGGTAACACTGCCTGAACATCCTTTCTTCAAGCTGCCTCGCGCCTGCATGGTGCTCAGTTGTTCGAGCTACTACCACCAGCCCCGCGCTACGTGCAATTTGTGGTTCGACGACATCCACGGCGGGTACTACCTCTGTGCGAGAGCAGATCTAAAAAACTATGACGGCGAGATCGAAGCGTTCTTCGACTGGGTCAAGCCTTACTGCGCATCGAGTGCAGACCGGACCTTCATCGGATACCACCTGTACGAAGAGGACAACGAACCGACTTTGGTTTACGTGGAAGGTGACCAATGAAAAAGCGCCCAGCTAAACCCAAGATGTCCAAAGTCAACACCAGCGACTGCGCCAAAGGTCAGATGCACGACCAGGTAGCTGCAAAACTGCTTTTCACCACCAGCTCAGGGTTCAACGCATGAAAAAGTTTTTGACGGTTGTGTACGAGATAAACGATGCCGACGCGAGTAAAGCGTATCGGGACGCTATTTGCGATTCGATATCTGAGGAAGCGGATATCCCCGGTTGCGGCATGACGGTCGTAGGGATTTCGACTGAGGACGAAATGTCCCGCGTTGAATACCTGGAAACCCTACTGGACGGAGAGGGCATTTCTTATGACCAGTCTGCGAGCCGGTTTAAATGACCCTCCTATGCCCCAAGTGCGGTAACCCGGACGTGATACGCATGAGCAGCCTGCGCATTATTCACTGCCCGGATTGCCATACCGAATCACCCTGGCCGTTGAAGGACGGTCAGAAGCCTTTGATTGGAAGTAGTAGAGGAGATCGGAAGAAATGAATATCAGACCATGGCGTGAGTTGTACGAAGAGGACCAAAACAGCAACGAAAATGGACTGTCTAGATTTTCGCCTGACAGTTACATGCAAGACGAGATCGATGAACTGCGAGAAGCCTTAGCGAAAATGTCGGCTGATTTTGAAGCGACGGTGGAGCACATGAATGACGGCTGTATTTGCGGACGGGCACCAGCGCCTAAGCATCCGGTAGATCCTCGCTTAATCAAGAAGGCGAAACACTAACCGTTCGTCGGACCTACAAGCAATCGCAAGTAGCGTGTTGTATAGTGCAGTCACACAGTAAAAGAATAGGAGAAGGATTATGGTTTGGATTCTGAACGTAGTAAATAAGCCGATCGAAGTGCGCCTCGGCAGCCCGGCGATGAACGCTGCGGCAAACGTCTACATCTCGGAAGACGAAGCTAAAGCAGCGCAGCGCGAGAACTGCAAACACGAAACTCTTCTCGGCCATAGCGGTACCGGCCGTGTGTTCTGCGCCGACTGCGGGAAGCCTTTCGAATGAACCGCTTCAAACCTAATCAGACCGTCCGCATTAACGACACGCAGAGCGAGTACCACAAGTGCCTGGCGCGTGTCGTGAAGGTCGGTACGAAGAGCTACGACGTAACGGTAGGCGCGACCCGCCTGCGCGTCGTCCCCGAACAACTCCTAGGAGTACGCAAGCCGTGAGTAGGAAATGGATTCTCATTATGTCGATCAGCGTTTGGGCCGTAATGGATCTGCTTCTCGGCGATTCGCTAAAGCCCCTTATCGGCCAAGCAGTGTTCGGCGCGACTTGCCTTTACATCCAGTGGAGTTCTTCAAAATGATCACCCGCGCACAGGCTGAAGCGTTATTGACCCTGGCCGAGTCGCTGGAAGCGTGCGAGCGCTTAGGTACACGTTTCTTCGTCTCGAACAGCATGGCGTCTATCGGGATCGCGCACGGTGACGAACTGGAGTGGGTCGACGACCTGACCAGTATCGCCCTCCGCGTCGCCCTAAGCGGGCTGATCCCAAAGCAGGAGACCTGACATGGACGACGCCGAATGGATGTTCCTGACCGTGCTCTGCCTAATTCTAATTGGCTTCTACTTCTCCTAGGAGGCGCCATGCTTCAGCCGCCAGTATCTGACTTAACCCCATGGCTGCCCGGCCACTGGATCACGCAGACCGGGTACGCACTGAACGAAAAAGATTTGATCGTCGGGACCAAGAACAATCCGGAAAGACGAATGGACATGCAAGCTGCTGTCTTCGAAGTGGATCTGATAATGGAAAAGGTGATGCGCAAATGATCATTCCTAATGGCGCTACCCACCGATGGTCTTGCTCTGACCAGTACGCGAAACGCTGCGGCGACAAGACGTGGGCGATTTGGCAGGACCACCAGTGGCTTTGGATCGGCGATGCCTTCAAAGGGCAAATGGTTCCTCTCGTCTCCGACAGGGAGGGGACGATAGCTGAGATGAAAGAAACGATCTGCACGGCCGTGAAGTACCCGAATGGGCAGCTCGCATTAGAGTACGCAGAAGCCCTATACGACGCCGGCTACCGCAAATTCGAAATCGTCGAGGAGGACGTATGACCAATCTCGTATTGACACGCAAAGCCGGCCAAGCGGTGCGGCTGATCATCGACGGCGTAGCGGAATACGTTGACATCCTCGATGTGTGCGGCGGGTTCTGCAAAATGCGGATCTTGTCCACGCTCCAGGTCGAACGCGTCCGGTTCCGGGACTCCCTGCAAATTGCTGAAGGGATTTCCGTCCAGGTTGTGGACCTCGCCAAAGGCCACGCAAAGCTCAATTTCACCGCACCCCGGGAAGTACAGATCCTGCGTACCGAACTGATAAAGGAGAAGGAAGAATGACCGAGACGGAAAAGCTCTACCTGTGGTGCGGACTATCCAGCGGCATCGCACTGATGGAATTCATTTGGCTGATCCACGAACTAAACCGATGAACCGCTACCCGTGCAGGTGCCGGTCTTGTGATGGCCGCAGAACGCTTACGCAGCTACCCGAGAACATGCGCAACGGTTGCAAGTGCAAAGCGTGCCGGGAAGCACGAGCAAAATGCATAGAGCCGATCGTGCATTGCGACTGCGGCGGCACGTACCGGGTTGACTGGTATCGCAAGAAGAAAGAACACAAACAACTGGGGTGTTACTGCTCAGGTTTCCCTTGGGAGATCGACGGCGCCCCACACCGAAAAGGCAGCGCCAGCCAATCAAACGGATGGTACTGCCATGACTGGAAAGGAGAAGGAAATGTCGACTTGCCCTAGCTGTAAATCTGAAAAGGCATCACGCAGCCCTACGGGGGATTGGTGCAACAACTGCGGTTGGCAGAGTCCTTGCCAATGCTGGGCAGGCGATCACCATGGGTGCAAAGACGCCATGAACAAAAAGCGCGAAGCGTCTGGCTTTTTGCCTCTCGCTAAATCGTGCTGCTGTAAACCTACAAGCAATAGCAATTAATCCACTTGACATACCTTGTGCCGCTCTCTACCATCTGCGGCACACCTTAACCGAATCTGCGGCACACCTTAACCGAAAAGGAACTTGCAACATGTCGATTGAATCCCTGATCCAAGCCCATACCGAAGCGCTGCTCGCGAACACCGAAGCGCTGCTCGCGAACACCGAAGCGGTCAAACTGCTGACCCTATCCCTGGCCGGGCGTACGCCTATCAAGTCGGAAGAGAAGCCGAAGGCTGATCCGAAGCCGGTCGTGAAGAAAGAAGAACCGAAGGTCGAGGACAAAAAGCCCGACCCAAAGGCGGAAGAGTCCGACACAGCTTCGGATGCGGGCGAAAATGCCGGAACCGTGGCTGAAGCAAACATCGCTTACGAAACCGTCCGCGAATTGGTACTAAAACTGGCCCCGACGCAGCGTGAAGCTATCAAGGCGCTCAACGCCAAGCACGGTATTGCAAACCTCAAAGTGCTTCTGGACAAAGAAGACGACTTCAGCACCGTGAACGACCAGGTGAAGCTGGAAGCCGTCTACGCTGATCTGCTGAAGCTCGAGGACTGAGCCATGGGCGCACACGCACTTTTGAGCCCGAGCGGTATGCCAGCAGCGATTCGCTGCTTGGCTAAGCCGCATCGGGAACGCGGGTTGCCCGACCAGTCGAGCAGCTTTGCTGACGAAGGCACCGCAGCGCATTTCCTGATGGAGCAATGCCTATCGCAGAACGTCGACGCGAAGCACTTTCAAGGTCTGCGCATCCGGGTTAAAGACGGCGTAACCGAGTTCCACACCTCCGGCCAATACCCGGTCGGGCTCGACATGATCGGCCCAATGCAGAAAGCTTTGGATTATGTTCGGGCTGTCGCTGATGGCGCGATGATCTACACCGAACAGAAACTCAGCATTGCGCACATCACCGGCGAGCACTGGCACAAAGTCACCGGCGCCGTCTGCTTCCTGCACGACGATGGTTGCTTCGTAGATTTCGACACGAACGAGATCTACGAAAAAGACGAAGTCGAGCCGGCCACCGGCACCACTGACGTTTGGATCATAAAGGGCAGCGTTGCCCACTCGATTGATCTGAAGTGGGGCATGGGCGTCCAGGTCTACGCTGCCGATAACGAGCAGCAGGAAATGTACACCGATGCCGGTTTGCAGGAGTTCGACTTCCTGGGCGAAGTGGAAGAGATCCACCTTCACATCCTGCAGCCGCGTTTGCAGCACTTTGACGAACACGTAATTACCCGGGTCGAACTCGATGCGCGTATTGAACTGATCCGCCAAGCGTCCAAGGAAATCGCGTTTACTCCCAGCGAAATGCTTCCGGCGACACCCGGGGAGAAGCAGTGCAAGTTCTGTAAGCGAGCTGCGACATGTAACGAGCGTACCGATCACACTATGGAGCTAATCGTGGGCGAATTCGTGGATCTGGATAAGGGTTTCGTCAAGGTGGAAATGCCGCAGGCTGAAAAGCTTTTGGCGCAATCGTTCGGCGTGAAGCCCGCGGCGATTACCTATCACGAGTTCGAACCGGGCATGTTGTCAAGTAACGACGAGCAAGCGGCGCACTTCACTGTCAAAAAGCCAAGCATTCGTCCATCCTTGGAAGCGGCAACAGAAGCGGTAGCCACCGCTGACGATGAGCGTTTGGCGACTCTGATGGACGCGGCCGACATGATTGAAGGCTTCGCCAAAGCGGTACGCGCTGAAGTTGAGAGGCGCCTCCTGGCCGGCAAGTTCACCGATGCTCGGTACAAGCTGGTCGAAGGTCGGCAGGGCGCGCGTAGCTGGACTAGCGAGGAGGAAGCCGAAGCCGCGCTGAAGGCGATGCGGTTGAAGGTTGACCAAATGTACGACTTCAAGCTGATCAGTCCCACAACGGCTGAGAAGGTCTTGAAGGAAGCTAACCCACGCAAGTGGACCAAGTTGCAGCCATTGATTGGTCGTAGCGATGGCAAGCCATCCGTGGCACCGGCCAGCGATAAGCGTCCAGCTTTGAGCATGGCGATCGCTGAACAGTTCGAAGAGCTGCCGGTGGAAGTAGAAGACAACTTTGAGGACTTGGTATGAAACCCTGCACTCTCGGAAAGCGTCACAAATGGGTTTTTGCTTTGAACCGAATCGTTCAGAGCGGCGGTCCTAGCACCATCCGTATTTCGAAGCGCGGTGTCTACCGTTGCGAATGCGGCGCACAGAAGCTCGGCGAACCCGCCGTTTAAACCACTGAAATACCAACGACATATACTGAGGATTTACCATGAAACATACTTTCCACAACGCCCGCATTTCCTTCCCAAACATCTTCGAACCGAAGGCATCTGAAAGCGGTTCGCTGCAGTTCAGCGCTGCTTTCCTGTTCGACCCTGCACACCCGGGTATCGCCGGCCTCGATGCTGTGATCGACCAGGTGGGTAAAGCGAAGTGGGGCGACAAGTGGGGCGCGGTTAAGAAGGAATTGAAAGCCGGCGACAAGCTGCTGACTCACAACGGCGATAGCAAAGCTTCATTGGCAGGCTACGAAGGCAACCTGTACTTCAACGCATACAACACCGTGCGACCTACCGTCGTGGACCGCGATCGTAGCCCACTGGTGGCGGCAGACGGCAAACCGTACTCCGGGTCTTACGTCAACGTAATCATTGACGTGTGGGCACAGGAGAACAAGTACGGTAAGCGCGTCAACGCCCAGCTTCAAGGCATCCAGTTCGTCAGGGACGGCGAAGCGTTCTCCGGTGGCGGCACCTCGGCAGACGCCAGCGACTTCGAAGAGATCGCGGAAGGCGCTGACGCGGACGACCTGGCATGAGCGGCGAACCGCCTAAGCCGCCGCCGATGAGGCAGATCAAAGAGCCTTGTGCACCCCTAGCATGGATTCCTTTTATCCTCGCTGTAGCGCTGCTGGTAGTAGCGGTGGCCAAGCTTTCGTAAAACTAGCAACACCAGAGAGCCCGGCTTGCGTCGGGCTTTTTGTTGACCGCTCGTCGGGATACGCAAGACAACACAAGTAACACGTTGTACAGTTGGATTATCGAAACCAAACAGTAGGGAGAAGGGGAATGGAAAAGCAATTGGCGGTAGTAGCGATCCTATGGGTGCTGTCAACTCTTTATTTCGTGTATCACGCTGTTAAAGACGGTTACCCAGCTTACTTCGGTCTCGTCACATCGACGGCCATTTCTGGTGTAGCTCTCCTGCTGAACTATCTCGTATCAGTGGTGGCGAAATGAACGTAGCAGAGCTTATCGAATTCTTGAAAACCCAGCGTCAAGACTTGCAGGTTGTTTACCGGTGCTGCAGCGAACAATGCCTGCTTGAAGCCGAAGACATTAAAGTTGGCGAAGAGTGCCAGCCTCGTCCTGACGGGTGGGTTCAAAACAAACGTCCCGACATGCCTACCCAAACTTATCTCATCCTGCCAGGAAACTGAAATGAACAACCGTCGCCTTCACAGCGGAATTCAAACCGTCGATATGTCAGCCGGCTACGCACGACGCGTTGCGTCTTTCTGTGTTACCGAGCAGTACTACATGCTCGGCGACCATGGGTGCTACTGCCCAGTTTTCTATCGTTGAGGAGAAGGATTATGAGCAAATTATCTGACAGGATTCGGGCGGCGCAAACCAACGAAAGACGTCACATTCAAACGCCTCTCTTGAATTTACAGATCAGCTCGGAGGAAGTGCCTACCGCTTACTCCGCGCCAATGGCTTATGTATACCGGATGGAAGCAATCTTCGGTCACCACTCCGTCATAGCCTTTAACGGGAAGGACGCGGAACTCAAGCTCAAAGCTGTTCGCCGTCAGGTTGTAGAAGATATTTTCGGTGAATTCCGAAACGATATCTACGCCATTGAACGGGCGCTTTTCGAACGTGATGTAGATACCGCTTTACAAGCCGTCGGCGCACTCCTTAAAAACATGTACGAGGTTTGAAATGACCACTTTCGCAAACAGTACCGTCCCTCAGTCCGCCGCGCGCCATGTGCTCGCCCAGCTGGTCGATCTACATGTCCCGGTAAACATCGAGTATCTGCGCGGCAACGTCGTTCTCAGCGTACCGGCCACGTTTGCTAAGACGCTGGACACGGCCTGCGAGAAGGTTAACCAGGCAATCGCAGACGGCGTTCCGCCGGGGTGCTTCTCGTGAACGTTTTCGTATTCAGTGACGATTTCGCCGGGTTTCGTTCGCTGTTCTGCGAAGCGGCCGATGTTACGGCGAAAGACGGTGAAAAATTCGTTCGACTGTCGGACGTCAACGCCGATCTCATCCAGAACATAAAGTCCTGCAGAGAGTCTCTAATTAACGCCAATACCCGGAAATCCGCCATTGACTGGATGGTAGAGGCGGATCGTCTCCTAGCGAAATGCTTAAAGGAGCTGAATAGATGATCACAAAATGCATTCTCTTCTGCCTGATCTTCGTATGGGCGCCGACCATGTATTGGTTAGCGTCATGACCGGCAAGCGTCAGATAGAAGAGCGATGGGGTGTCGAGTTCTGGCAACTCGTAGCGGACTTCGCGGACCAGGGGCTCACGCGCTTCGATACGGCCAGGGCGTTGGGTTACCGCCCGGACAGCTTCTGCAAAATGCTGGCGCAGAACCCAAAACGCGACCCGTTCGACGCCTCCGCTATCGCGCTGGCGTACCTGAAGGACACGGGCGAGACGATCCGCCAAGCTCTGGAACGAATGGCCGCAGAGGGGCGTAGCTGGGGGTACGCCGCCCGGGTTATCGGGTACAGCCAGTGCGACACGCTGAAGCGCGCAGCCATAAAGCGCGGGATTGTAGTGCAGATGAATTCCAAACACCCCGGGCGCCCTCGCATACGTGCCGTACCGGAGAAACGCGGCGACCTAACGCTAAACTGGCCGAGCTGGGAAAGGGTCTACGAAATTGGCGGCGGCCCGGTGCCGCAGCAACGGAGGAAAAAGAAAAGTGGATCTCAGTAAAAGCATTTTCCTCGACACGGAAACGTTCTGCGAAACGCCCATCAACAACGGGACGCACCGTTATGCCGAAGGCGCCGAGATCATCATGTGGCAGTGGGCGGTCGGTGAAGGCGAGGTAATCATCCGCGATGGGGATGAAGACGTTAGCGATTTGTTTGAACTCCTGGCCGACCCGTCTTACGAGAAAGTCATTCAGAACAGCGCGTTTGACAGAACGGTTATGACGCACGCCGTCGGCTTCACCATACCGGTAGAAGAGACGTTCGATACGATGGTGTGCGCTATGGCGCATTCATTGCCGGGCGCTCTAGAGAAACTGGGCGACATCCTTGGGATTGCGAAGGACAAGGCGAAGGACAAGGCCGGTAAGGCTCTTATCCAGTTGTTCTGCAAGCCGCGACCAAAGAATCAGATCCTCCGGCGCGCTACTCGCGAAACGCATCCGGTCGAATGGGAAGCCTTTCGCGAGTACGGGCGTCTCGATATTGAAGCGATGCGAGAAATATACAAGAAGTTGCCGCGGTGGAATTACCGTGGCGCCGAAAAGGAGTTGTGGCACCTCGACCAGCGCATTAATGAGCGCGGTGTGCTGATGGATCTTGACTTAGCGCACGCCGCTATCCGTGCGTCGGACCGTGCCCAAAAGGAACTGTCGCGTCAGGCTAACGAAATGACGGATGGCGCCGTGACCAGTGCTAACCAGCGCGACAAGATGCTTGAACACATCCTCGAAGCATATGGCATCGCACTAAAGGACTTGAAGGGCAGCACCTTGGAGAAGGCCCTGGAAAACGAGGACATGCCCGAAGAGTTAAAGGAATTGCTCAGGGTTCGCCAGCAGTCCAGTAAGTCGTCCAACAGCAAGTACAGCCGAGTTATCAACGGCGTTAGTTCTGACGGCCGCCTACGCGGCCTGCTGGCGTTCTGTGGGGCGTTGCGCACCGGCAGGTGGGCGGGGCGCCTAATTCAGCCCCAGAACCTGCCAAGAGGTACGCTTAGCCCCGAAGGGGTCGACTACGCCATTGAAGAGCTTTTAAATGACGCGGAGGATCTGTTGTGAAAACCTTAATTGAAGGGCGTTTCGTGGTGTGTGCTGCATGCCGATACGGCGAAATGGTTATCTGTGGCGCGCGGCACTACGACTTGGTTATGCACAGCGTTCTGGCCCAGTTGAGAGAAGATCGTCTGTTTGATTTTGAAGTGGCGGGAAAAGCTGAGCAAGGTTTCATAGATCAGCGCGGCGTTTTCATGGACCGGCGAGAGGCGTATAAAGTCGCCGAAGCAGCCGGGCAGCTTAACGTTCGCCGAGAAAAGTCTCCGAACTGTATCGAGCTGTTCAGCGAGGATCTTTACTGATGACAACCGTAATGGACAAATGCTCTAGCGCGATCCGGGGGGTTTTCATCGCCTCGCCCGGGAAGAAATTCGTCGTAGCCGACCTGGCCGGTATCGAGAACCGCGTACTAGCCTGGCTGGCAGGTGAAGCCTGGAAGCTTGAAGCGTTCTTGGACTTCGATCTGCGCGACGGCCACGACATGTATAAGCTCGCATACGCCAAGGCTTTTGGAATACGCCCGGAAGATGTAGGCAAGCACGAAAGATCCATCGGAAAAGTTTTGGAGCTCATGCTCGGCTATGCCGGCGGTGTAGGGGCTTATATTACGGGGGCTTTGACTTACCGCATTGACCTTGAAGACATGGCGGAAAAAGCGTGGGATGTTATCCCGATCGAAACCCGTGACGAGGCCGCTAGTTTCCTGGAATGGCAACTCGGCCAGGGCAAAAGCCAATACGGCTTGAGTGATCGCGCGTTCATCGTCTGCGACAGCTTTAAACGCCTGTGGCGAGAGACTAACCCCGCTATCGCCGCTTGGTGGAAGGAGCTCGAAGACGTCGTGCGACGTGCGATCAACAGTCCGGGGCATACGCTTACCTGCCGTATGCACAAGATCCGGCGCGACGGCGCATGGCTTCGCATTATGCTCCCTTCAGGCCGCTATCTGTGCTACCCGAACCCCCGGGTAGAAGACGACGGCGGCATCACTTTCATGGGCGTCAACCAGTTCACCCGCAAGTGGGAGCGACTGCGCACATACGGGGGCCGCCTCGTCGAAAATATTTGCCAAGCTGTAGCCCGGGACGTATTGGCGTATTCCCTCCCCTCGATCGAAAAAGCCGGTTACGAAATCGTGCTGACCGTCCACGACGAGATCATCAGCGAAGCGCCTGATACCGACGAGTACACACATGAACACCTGGCCGATCTGATGTCAGCGGGTTGCGACTGGACGACCGGCCTCCCCCTGGCCGCAGCCGGCTTCGAAGCATATCGCTACAGGAAAGGTTGACTACAAGTCGAATCTTGCATAAGCTTGCGCACAAATAGAGGAGATTCGATTTGAAAGCCATTTTTCTTTACGACATCACCGGATTCATGGCCGCCCCGTGGTTAGAGGCAGGCTATGAATGCTGGGTGTTCGATGGGCAACACACTGAAGGCGTTAACCGCGAAGGAAATTTAGTGAAGGTCGGCATGTGGTTCTACCCTGACCAAATTCAAGAGCATGCGGCCGAGATATCCACTATGGTCGGCCCGGAGGTCGTTTTTGTATTTGGTTTCCCCGAATGCACCCATCTGACAGTGGCCGGTGCTAAACATTTCGCCAAGAAAGCTGCCGTAAATCCGCAATTCCAAATCGAGGCTATGAACCTGGCTAAGCTTATTCCTGCCGTGTCGAAGGCCTGCCAGTGTGATGCGTGGGCACTGGAGAACCCTGTAGGCGTTATGTCGACCCTATGGCGAAAACCCGACTTCATGTTCAACCCGTGCGACTTCGGGGGCTACCTCCCCATGGATGATATGCACCCCGTTTACCCCGACATCTACCCGGGGCGTGACGCATATAACAAAGGCACCTGCATTTGGCACGGCGAAGGATTCCAAGAGCCGGTGCGCCGACATATCCCGCCTTTGCATAGAGCCAACCCGGGGTGGGCCAGGTGCGGAGGCAAATCGCTTCGCACGAAAAACATTCGTAGTGCTACGCCACGGGGCTTTGCCCAAGCGGTATTTGAAGCCAACGCGCCGCATCTGCGCGACCTAGTTTAAGGAGAAATGAACCATGCTAGAGCGATATATCGAAGCCTACCTCGTCAAGCGCTGCAAAGAGATTGGCGCGCTGTGTGACAAATTCACGAGTCCTCAGCGACGTTCGGTCCCTGATCGGCTGATCACGTTCGGCGGGCGCGTGTTGTTCGTTGAGCTGAAAGCGACCGGCAAAAAGCCTACGGAAGCTCAGGTGCGCGATCACGAACGTCGCCGTGCTGCGGGTGCCGAAGTGGTTTGGCTGGATAGCAAAGAGGGGGTAGATCGGGTGATTTTGGTCTGGGGCGCTTGGAAGCAGGCGGTTCGAGTTGACGAAGACTTCAAGGTGATTTGCTGATGGCAATTGAATATAAGCCTCACGTCTACCAAGGGTTAATCATGTCGGCGATCCATGCGACCAAGCGTTTGGCGGTGTGGGCTGGCATGGGGCTCGGGAAGAGTGTAAGCACTGCCACGGCGCTTGAAGATCTGTCGCTTACCGAGGATGTCTACCCAGTGCTTATCGT